CTCGTTTATTCCTACAATTGTCTTATTTTTCTCATTGCAGTGCGCACAATGAAACCAGCATTCAGTCTCCATCCCGTAATCTAGACCGTAAACTTCTGTCCGTATTTCAGAAACATCTTTTAAGGTGGTTCGTTTAATAAACTCTTGGATAATATCAGTATCTGTTTCGCCATCTAACGAAACAACAAATCTCCACAACGCTCTACTCGCTCCCTCCAAATCCTCCATGAAACGCTGGTCTGCTGAGCTTGGTATTTTTAAAACGGTTTTAACCCCCGAGTCCGGGAGATTTACCGTAATAGTCCCATCTCCATCATAATACTTTACTGGAAGTTGGTTAAGTTCTAAATTTAATTCAGTCCTTTTAAAGCATTTGGTGCAAGTACCTTCAATGTTGTAGTGGTTGCCATAAGAGATTTCTCGTAGTTTAAACATGAGATAATTCTTATCAAATACATACAACTTGGACCAGTCCGCCTCTGTACACGCCTCTAACAAGTTGTTTACGGCAACAGTGGGGTCTTGTGATAGTTGAAGTTGAAATTGGGTCTCATCTTGGTACGTAATAGGTCGAACCTTAACTTCGCAGTGCGAAGGTGTAGTTACGTTTACCCAATCGTTTGAGTTTTTAACCTTTTCCAATAAGGCTTCTAAAACATCCTTTCGAGAGGATACTTCCTGGTTTTCCTGATTTACTTCCTCCGAAGGACGCATGTCTCTAGGTCTCATATTAATAGTTCTGTCTTCTTCTGTAGTCATTATACCAAACTCCGCTTATACATAGTACAGTTAATGTAATTAATGAAAATTGTCGTTACAAATATATACGCTATCCTGGAGACAGACGATACTGAACTAAAAAAGGCTCTTTCTACTAAGTACAAGTGTCGCGTTCCTGGGTATCAGTACACTCCTCAATACCGTCGTCGGAGTTGGGATGGGTACAAGCAATTCTTCAGTCCTGTTACCGGGAAATTTAGGTCCGGGTTATTACCTCTAATATGTAAAGATTTAGATTACTTGGAGAGGGAATACACTGTCGAAGACCAAAGGACCAAGGTTTCAACCTTAGATACAGATATTAAGACTCTAACCCTCAGAGACTACCAGAAAACCCTAGTAAAAGACGTTTTGGATAAGAAGAGATGTGTGTTGAAGGCGCCTACGGGAAGTGGAAAGACTGTAATACTTGCTGCTATTTTAAAAGCTTTGGAAGGTAAAACAGGGTTAATCTTCTTCAACAAGAAGCAATTACTCCACCAGACCTATAAATTCCTAACAGAACACGGTTTGGACGTAGGGGTAGCCTTCGGTGACGGAGTTGACATAAAACCTATAACCCTATGCACCATCCAATCCATCGATAAAGTTTTAAGCACTCATTTGAAAACTTCACAATTTATCATCTTCGATGAGATTCATGAGTTTGCTAAAGGTAAGCTGTCCGAAAAGGTTCTCAAATCGTTCCCTGAAGCCTATTTTAGAATTGGCATGACAGCTACCCCTCCTTCAGAGAGGTATGCCTTTCTAAACCTTATATCCACACTTGGTCCCGTCGTCGAAGAGGTTACTGCCGAGAATTTGATTGAGGAAGGTCATTTAACCGAACCTTTAATTCAAATTACCTCCCTTCCTTCTCTAGCTGAGGTTCACGACGGAATGCCTTACCCGGAAGTGTATAATAAGTACATTATTGAGAATGAAAGCCGAAATAACGCTATCGCAGACTTAGCCACTTCCATCCTCGAAAAACCTACCAAAAACCCACAAAAGATTCTAATCCTAACAAAGAATTTAGAGCACGCGAAGCTTTTATATAAGCTAATTCCAGGTTCATATAAATTAGAAGGGAAGGATTCCCTTACAGACCGAGAGTCCGTTTTAACTAAATTTCGAGACTCCACAGAATCTTCTGTTATTATTGGTACAATTATTTTTCAGACTGGGGTTGATATACCGGAGTTAACACATTTAATTAATGCTAGGGGTTTAAAATCTGAAATCGCAACTCTGCAAGCCCTTGGGAGAACTTTACGAAAACATAAGACGAAATCGAAAGTTTTCATCTATGATTATATTGACAAAGCTCCATACTTAGAGCAACATTCGGTAGCTAGAGTAAAGTCGTACCAATCATTAAACTTTGAGGTAGAAATAGATGGAACACCAATCAAAAAAAGAAGCACAAATTAACGCACTCCGAGATGAGGACAAGGATAGTTTTAAGGATTTTAGCAATAGACTACAAACACTTTCCGAAGCTAAAGAAATTACACCGGAAACGGTGCGAGAGCTCGAATTAATCTCAACAGAGATTTTGGGGCTATCCTTTAAACACTATCACCACATGGTACGATGGTTGAAACAGGGCTACATTGAGAAATAAAAGGTGAAAACTTTAATCCTGTACTGGCATGGGCTAGGGGATAACATACTGGCTACCCCTGCCATTAAAAAATTCAAAACCACTACAGGAGACTACGTGGGCTGGATGATGATGGAGCGTTTGCTCCCAGCTAAACTTATGGATTCTAATCCTTATATTGACCAAATCCACGGGTGTAGTGACGCTTGGCATTGCGCAGGCTCAGAAAATATTGTAGCCGGGAGTCAAGTTGTGCGCGAAGAAGCCAAAAAGGTAGCCGAGAAGTATGAGTATGACCGGATTATTGAAATTAACCATAACAACCTATCCCAGCATAAGATTATAACCACAGCTACTGACCTTGGAGTGGTACTAGGACCCCAAGAGCTTAAAACTGAATTATACAAGAGCCCTGTGGACTTAACTCCTTACTATGAAAAGATTAAGCTTCCTGATGAGTACGTATTCTTTAACGGGATAGCAGGGTTAAAAACAAAAACCTTACCCTTGGAATACGCCAAAAAGTGGCTCGATGCTAAAGGCATTACCCTTCCGATTGTATCCCCAGACTTTACGTGGGATGTGGAGACAACTCCTATCCACTTTGCAATTGAAGTGATGAGAGGTGCTACGCATAGGATTCTAGCAGATTCCGTTATGTACCACGCTGCTCATGCGGGTAATATGCACGTAGACCTTGCGTACTTCCAAAGAGGTTTAAGGATATGGGAAGAGGTTAAACCTCTCCATGTTGATGATAGGAACTCTATTGTAACTAGTTTATAGTTACTTAGGAGGAAAAGGCTTCTTACCTTTCTTTGGTGGGAAAGGTTTCTTGCCGTTACCTTCCGGAGCTTCACCGCCGCCTTCCTCTGGAGCTTCGCCACCGCCTTCTTCTGGAGCTTCGCCACCGCCTTCTTCTGGAGGGACACCATCACTAGGTACAGTATCTCCTTTCTGGAATGGTTCGGGAGCACCTTCCTCCCCTTCTAAGCCACCACCAGGACCACCTAAACTTTGGATTAGAGCTTCTAAGTCAGCCACCAAACTAGCTGCGTCTCCTCCACCTCCAATAGCCGCTGCAGGGTCACCTTCCATTCCCGGTTCTACGTCCATTCCTGGTTGTGCCGCCTCAGAATCGTCACCTAGTGCTTCTGGAGGCATGTCGCCTTGTGCTTCTGGAGGCACCTCACCTGCACCTTCTGGTGGGTATTCATCAGTCATCGAATCTGTTCCTTGTTGGGTCATCTCATCTGAAGCTACGTCTTCTTCACCGTCTAGAGGTGGTTCGGCATCTTCAGGAGCAATTGGGTTGCTAGGGTCCATTCCCGCATCACCTTCCATTCCCGCATCGCCTTCCATTCCCGCATCGCCTCCGCCTACTAGAATCTTAAGGGCTTGTAAATCAGCCTTAAGTTTTGGAAGGTTAATATACTGAGCCATCAATCCGTTTTCGGACAGTTGAACCATTTCAGAATTGTTAAATGCTTCAGTTAGGAAATCATTTACATCTAAAACTTGTACGCCTCCCTTCTTGCGAAGGAATGTTGAAAACTCTACCAACACATCGTGTAGAACGCCTTCTTCCTTAGTAATCTTGGCTAACACCTCAAACACAACTGATTGAGCTTTGGATAGCCCAGAAAAGGAAGGGGTAAATTTCAAGCTTTGAACGTTAAGACCATACTTTTCACTCAAAGTGGATAAGAGTTGCGTTTTTGCTGGCTTCTTAGATTCAAACACAGTATGAACAAACTCTCTAACATCTTTCTTAGTAATAACCTTGTCAGTAGTAGCAACAATCTTAAACACGGATTCAAATACGTTAGTTAGTTCCGCTTTTGTAGCCAGAGCAAGGTAAGGAATTTCTTTAATAGCCTCACACAAAGTCTCCCTAATAACATCACGTTCTGCATAAATGCAGTTTGCCAAGTTTTGAATAACAGTGTTGCCTGCCCATGCTTGCGCGAAGTCCGCTTTAGATTCCAAGATTTCTTTTCTGATTAATTCCTGCTGGCAGAGCATGTCGTACAAGGTCTTATTTGCGTCTGAAGGAATGTGGAAGTTCTTTCCTTCCTTAAGCTCTTTAAGAGTAATCGGAGACATTTTAAAAGCTGTACTTACTGCATTACACAATTTTACACCGTTTACCACATCTTCAAATTGCATAACCTTCTCTTTATTCTCTTTCAAGAAATGATTAAGCAACAAACTTACCTCGTTCAATTTCTTCCATTGTGGCGTTGACGTGATTTCCATACCTGCCTTAAATCTTTCTTGGATAGCTTGAAATTTATCTCGGGAGTCCTCTATTTTGTTTCGATTCTCAAATGACTGCAATACATCACTAAAAGATTTGTCTGCATGAGAGTAATTATCGTCACGAATACCACGAACAAAAGAACTGATACTCTCCTTTACTAAGTTGTCAATGTAATCACTGGACATGATTTTTTCAACCCTATTAACATTAAAGTTAGTGAGATTAATGGAACCATCCTCCTCCTGGGCATAGCTACAAGTTAAAAGTTCGCCGGACTCAGTGACGAATTTGGCTTGATTCTGGGTAGAATCCATTGTATGAAGCTCTACGTTCTCACGTAAAGCTCTTCCAAGTAAATCGGCTGAGCGATTCAAATTTGTGAGGTCTTGATTTCTAGTTTCTAACATTAGTCTATTTTATATAGAAGTACGGGGTTACATTTTCGCACGAATTTATACGGGTTCAGGGGCTTCTTCCTCTTCAGGAACCTCTTCCTCTACTCCTTCCATGCCTTCAGGGGGCATACCTCCTCCCATAGGAGGCATTCCCGGTGGGGGTTCAGGAGCTAACTCTTGTTCTAATTCAGCTTGCTCCTGCAATTCTTCCTTCATCTCTGATTTCAAAGTTTCAATTTCAGAGTCAGACATTTGGAAATAAGTTTTCATTATCCAAGCCGAGGGGAATAACTCAAGACCTTTAATAGCCTGAACTACTCGAATCTTTTGGTCATCCAACTCCAACCGTCGCTTTTCGAACATGTCTGATGGAGTACACAGTGCTAACTCAACTGAGTTAATCAAGGACGGAGCAAACTTCTTTAGGTGTAAGTGTCTCTTAAGGAGAATTACTAGACCGGTTTCTACTTCTCTTTGGATTCTAGTTACAGCACGAGCAAATTTAACATCTAGCTGTGCTAGGTTTGCTTTACGCTCCGGAGATTTATCCTTCTCAACAACATAATCTTTCGGCACCTTCATCGCAGCCAAAAGCTTATCTCGGAAGTACTTAACATCATCAACCTCTCCTAAGTTTTGAGCTCCGGGGAGGACATCGATTTTAGTACCCTCTCTACCTTTAACAGGTACAAAGAAGTCCTCATCTGTTGAAATAGGGTTGTACCTCTCGTCGATACCACCAGTGGAAGGGTTAAAGAATTTCTCCTTACGGAACTTCTGCTTAACCCTCTCCATGAACGACTCGACCTTCGAAGTAGGTAAGTTACCAGTATCAATGTAGAATACCCTTCGTTCCGGAGCACGTGAAAGACGGTAGATTAACATAGCATCTTCCATTAACTTCAAGGACTTCCACGCCCTTACTCCGGGAGCAAGTATGGATTTGCCATAAGGGTAAAAGTTTGGGTCAGAAGTGTGAACTCTGAAGTGTACAACCTGCTCCTTATCCAATGGAATGTACTTCTCTGTACGTCCTTCCCCAAAGGATTGAGAATCGAAACTGCCCGATTTTTTCATGTCGGGCACTTCCTGTAGGAAGTTCTTCAAGTAACCATACTCATTCTCTACACGGAGGATGTAATTAGGGTTTAGGACCTTAATCCTTTGAATTCCAGCATTTGGGTTATTAAGGTCTACGATATTCTCGAGAAAACAATCACCATACTTACAAACATTTCTAGCAATATCCCAAATGTAATCATCCATTCGAATTGTTTTGAAAAAATCTTCAGAAGTCTTTCGAATTACCTCATGGTCAGTATTAATTTCAATAACAATACCTTCGATATTCTTTTGAGTTCCATCGTCAGCATAAATGTCCAAACCAGCTCCAATCTCTGGGTACTCGTCCATGTCCTCGTATTCTTTATACCGTTTCTTACGGTCATACTCAATCTGAGGCAGTCTTGGTAAACCTCTAGAAATACTAATACCGGCTCCGAATCCTTCAAAGGTATCAACAGTTTTTACTGTATCGCCTGCTAACCGGTCACCTTTGGCTATAGGTCGACCTGGACGTGCAAAGAATTTTGCAAACCAAGAACGCAATGTTCCTGCTCTTGGATTATACATTCCCGGCTTTGGCGCTCCAAATTCGGTAAAGGATTCGTTTAATTGGTTATTTTCTTCGTTTAGTCGTTCAGCCATGATAGGTCATCAAGTTCCGGGTCATTGTATTTAGATTTGGTGAAGGGAATCCAGTTCGATTCTTTTGCTACTTCCTGGCGGTTAATATCTTCCCCTTGTACTGCTCTAGACGGAATTGTCGGGTTTCGACGGACAACGTCTTTTAGCACGTGTGCAGAATGAGCTAGACTCATGACTAAATCATCATGGTAACCATCATCTGCTTCTATTTTCCCATTTTCCGTTATAATAAATGTAGTTAATTCATCGGCAAGCCTTCTGGACCGTACGTCCAGCTTTGAGGTACGTAAAGCATCTTCTAAATCCCCGAGGATTATATCCCTTGATTTAGTGTCCACTTTAACCCCAAACTCACCTTTATCGTCCATCCACATATTTTCGTACTCTAACTCGTCAAACAGCTCTTCAATTAGAGAGAGTCCCAATGAGTTTCGCTCGGGGGCAATGTAGGCGGAATTATACCTCCGACCAACTTCTGCCATAATTCTTGCAAACTCTTTGATTCCTGTGGTGTTAGAGTGAAATTCAGCTACTTGCTTTCCATTGTAAACATTAATCACATGAAAAGCTGAGTAATCAAAGTCTCGTCCATAGGAGGCATCTGCTCCGATTACATACTCATGGTAAGGGACAGGGTCTTCGTAAACCCGTAATGAACCTCCATGCATTGTGTAGTACTCATCACTCGTACTATTTACAATTTGCTTAAGGGTTTGGTAATCAATAAAAGTATCCCCTGTGCCGAGGAATTCGCACTCATACTCTTGTAGCCACAAACGATGAGGCATATTACCTTGCGTTTCTACTGCCCACTTTTCAGTATAGTCAGGATGCTCCGGCCACGTAATATCAACGATATTAAAATTATTTTTTTCAAGTTGAGCGTCTCGGTAAAGTTCGTAGTATAGATTCGACATCCCATTAACCGTTGATAGTAAGGTTGCCTTACCTCCAGTTGAGATGGTAGGATAGATGGCAGCCCAAAACTCACGCATCTTCTCTACGAAAGCTGCTTCATCAACAATAAGGTGGGATACTGATTCCCCACGACCTGCACCTGCTGGTTGTGATTTAACCTTACTTCCAGTACTAAGAAACAGCGTGTGCTTGTTTTTCTCTCTAATTTCGGGTTGTAACCATGTAGGAAGGTCGTAATACATATCCATAACTCTACTTAAGAAGGCTGTGGATTCACGGTCACCAATGGAAACAACCATGACGTAGTGATGCTTTTTAAATATAATAGACCACAAAGAGTAAGCCGCACATATTGTAGTAACCCCAGCCTGTCGAAACTTCCTAATGATATTGAACCTGTTAGTTTCCACCTCAGAAACAATCCTGCCTTGGAATTTAAACAGATGGAAAGGTACAACCCCCTTAATCGGGTGAATAACATTAATATAATTACACATGAAATATGCAGGGTCCTCTGCACATTTTTGAAATTCTTCTTTAACATTTACTGAAGTCATACTTTAATTTATATAGAATGCGTAAGATAGCTTTAATCCCTACAAGAGAGGAATCAGAGATTCCGGTGGTTCCATACTTGAAGGAGTGTGGATTTGACGTACATTTACTAGTAGACCAAAAGTCTATATTCACTGCTTATAAGGAAAAAATAAATTCCCTTAAGCTTATGAAAGATGATTTAGTAATTTTATGTCACGATGATATTAAAATTTTATTAGATAAAGACCTTTTTGTGCCATTATTGGAGGAAACCCTAAGTAAACGCGATTCAGGGTTCGTAGGAGTCGCTGGAACAAAACAATTGGGGATAACTGGAGTGTGGTGGGACGGGTTAAGGAACCCTCAGTCCAGAACGTGGCTTTCCGGTTCGGTCTACCACGGTAACTCCCTACACCAATGTG